GCTTGGAGTTTGGAAATTTTATCTGATAATTGGATGTCGAGTCTTTGTAATGTTTTTTGCTTTTTGTTGACTTGCTCTTGGTCTTCGATTGTGGCTCTGAGCGATAGAATTTGTTCGTCGAGAGTTTCAATTTCATTTTTTTCTAACTCTATAAGATCAGTTTGATGTTTTAATTCTTTACGAAGTTTTTCAATTTGTTCTTCACTATTCTTCTGCATAGCAACAATATGTTCATTTTGCATCTTAATCTTTTCAGAGGTAAGATCATAATGATATTCAACTTCCATTAGTTTATTACTATTGTTACTAATCTTTTCCTTGAGAAGACTATTCATGGTCGAAAAGATTTGTATGTCAAGGAGATCCTCGATTACTTCTCTACGAGCCGCAGCAGTGAGCTGCATGAACGGAACAAATGAAGCGGAACCAAGTACTACCACTTGACAAAACGATTTATGGTTGAGCTTTAGTATTTGCTTTTCTAAAACCTCTTGATAATCTTTGGTTTCAGCGTCTTGATTAATCAATTTATTATTTTGATATACTTCAAAGATAGCTGGCTTAAGACCACGTACGATCTTATACATATGTGAGCCAATGTCAAACTCAATCTCTACAATAAGATCTTTCTTATTAATAGAGTTCAATAATTGTGGTTTGTTTACCTTGCGAAATGGTTTATTGTAAAGAGCGAAAGACAAGGCATCAAGCATTGTTGATTTGCCTGCTCCATTCTCACCTACAATTAATGTTGTATTATTTTTACTAAAATCTATTTCAGTAAAGCTATTACCTGTTGAAAGAAAATTCTTCCAACGAATCTTTTTAAAAAATATCAAACTCGTTCACCTATCAATTCAACTTCTGCATCTGTTTCAATCCAAAGTTTGGCACCGCAAGGTCTTGGTTTCTTTGGACTATAGATCATTCGTGACGGACCTTTAATGTCCACTTCCATACAATATTTTACTACACCATTTTCCTCAACACGAACAACAGGATCTTGTTTGCCGTGTTTGGCATTAGCTTGAATGATGTTACGATTAATGTGTATGATTTTCATAAAACGTCGTGAGCTTCAATATACAAGTTTTGAATAATATTTTCAACCCGTTTTCTATCGGTATTGATATTCATACCATCAATAAATTTATGAATGATACTGATTGTATCTTCAGCTTCATTGACAATGTCATCATCTGCTTCTAGGTCAAGATGGAAATGATCATCAACAACCTGAAGATCGGCTGCACCTGCTTTTTCTAGTCTTTCAATAACTAGATCAAACCAATAAGGATTTGTTTTATTTTTTACAATAACTTTAACATAGCAATCTTTATAGGTATCAGCATCAAACACAATAACCTCATCAATCTGTTTATTAATATCATCGTAATAAAATTTACGAAACACTTGATGAGGGTTGTATATAAATGTTAATTCTCTTGTTTGCGTATCAAGGATATGAAACCCTTTGTTATCATCATAATCAGACCACGTATATTGAGCAGGAGTTCCAAGGTAAAAAATATTACCATTATTGGAACGAGTATGATAATGCCCAGAAAGTACGAGATCAAATTTATCAAAGATCTTAGGATCGTCACCATGATCACTTATATGTCCTCTATACATTTCATAACCAACTAATTCAAGATGACCTAATGCAATGGGTGCAGTAGTCTCTTTTATTGCTTTTAATGTTTGTTCTCTATTCTGATCACATATCCAGGGCATAAGAAATAATTTTGCATATGAGATATCTCCCATTGTAGGCCCAGGAGTCAAGCATTCATGTTTCAGAATTATTTCACCAGGTACATCATCATAAATTGTAACGTTATTAAATTTACCATCAATCAGTTCTCTCAAACTATTGATTGAATTGGTATTCTTATAATAAGTGTCATGATTACCAGCAATAATAAATGTATCAATATTACGTTGTTGCAATGGAGTGAGAAAATCATCTCTCAGACGTTTTGCAGTTACGTAATTAATATACTTGCGGCGATCAACAAGATCCCCCAAATGGATAACAGTGTTAATATTTTGACTATCGATTGTAGGGAAGAATACTTCATCTAAAAACTTCTTCATCTGGTTAAGCATAATTGGAGAATCATTTCTGACTCCCCAATGTGTGTCTGTAATTAATGCAATTTTCACTTAATGATCTCACTGCGAATGTTATTTTTAGTAGGACGTTTAAAAATATTTGTATTGCTACGCATATTATAGTTTTTTACTGCACTATCACAATAATCTCGAATAGCCTCAAGCCTAATAATATAATTGATACGAAGGTTCTCTTGTTTTGTATTCATTAGACCTTCTGCACAGTCAATAATAACCTGAGGTATTAAATGTAATTTTTCATTCTTCATAGAACTTCTCCACTCCTACTCTACGAGCCTTACTTTTCTTTTGCTTCTCAGCTTGCTTCTTATCGTAAGACTCAACTAGACCTTTCATATATTCATTATCAAGATTAACACTAACAGGTTTATTATCATCATCAAAACCCTGTTCAGCTAGCATACCTTCAAAATAAAAATTCTCTAATGTTTTTTGTTTAATATAAAGATGTTTCTTTTCTTTTTCAATGCGTCTAATAAATGCAAACCAAATGATCTGTGTAAAATAAGCGAATGGATTATCAGATTTTTCTGGATTAAAATTATTTAAATAACTAATACAATTTTCAAGTCCATCAGATATCATTTCATCTCTATAGGTATAACTAATGAAATTTGGTTTAAGTGATAATCGTGTTGCAATTTTATAAAGACATTCACCAATATATGCTGGAATACGAGGTTCTTGTTTACCTGCTGCTTTAGCATCATCCACATTTTTTTTATGCTGCAGTAAAGCTGTATAGAATTTTTTATTGTCAATATAGTGTTTACTATTTTTTTGTACTGCAGCCATAATTAATCCTTAATGAAACAAATTTAATTATAATTATAAGTTTATGGTATTTAAATAATTAATGCAAGTGTTTTAATTTAAAAGAAATTTCTTTTTTTGTCTCAGTAGGTTTTTTAAATGACACCTTATTAGTTCTGAGTTCTAATACGACAGATTTATAAAAATCTTGTATTTCATCATCGACATCTGAAACACTAATGACATTATTTTTATTGAATGTAACCTTACCATCTTTTGCGAAATAAGCATAAGGTATAGTATAAATGTATGTATCCTCTTTAAAGAGAATTACAGGATATTCAATATTATAAAATTCTTTATCTTCATTAATTATAGTACCAATAATTGGTTGACATCCAGGTACAGTGAGGAGAATTATCTTTTCCATTTATATCTCCGTATTGAAGATTTTAAATTCAAAACCTTCATTGCTATAGATATTTATTCTCTCCATGAAATGTTGTAATGTAAAATTGATTTGTGATTTCCATTTTAAATCATCTGCAATATCATAAAGAATCATTTCATCTTTGTTATCACCAATTCTCAATCCACGACCAATGGACTGAAGAATTCTAACACGAGACTTAGAAGGACTAGCAAGAACAACACTATGTAAGTTACGTATGTTGATACCGGTAGAGAAAGTTCCATAGCTTGCCACAATGATAGCATTGGATTCTTTCTCGACAATTCCTCTAATTCTTTCTCTGTCATCTCCTTCCACTCCTCCGTGAACAAAAAATACTTTACGATCATTAGCTTTAGCAGAAATCATATCATACAACTGCTTACCGTGTTTTTCAACAAATTGAAAAAGTATAAGGGAATTGCCTTCTAATGATAAAGCAAGATTACGAATAAATTTATTTCTTTTCTCATGCCTGACCAAAAAATCAACTTCTTCGGGATAGGTAAATTTTTTAGCTAATTGTCTTGTTGCATCATCATACTGAAGAATCAAGGCTTTAATTTTTAAATTAGCAACGTGACCTTGTTCCATTAATTCTGTAGTAGTAGTTACTTGTCTAACATCACCAAATAAACCTTCTAGTGTAATTTTATTAGTAAGAGAACCATCTAGTGTACCGGTAAAACCAAATCGATACTTACAGTCAATTAACTTCTCCATAATAGATTTTAAAGATGTTGCTTTGAATAAATGAACTTCATCTCCAATAACACAACCAAATTGTTTAAACCAATCCTTAGGCATCTTATAGATTGATTGCCATGTTGATATAACAATAGGTGAAGTGGTTACTTTATCAACACCTGCTGTAATAGAATGTATATCTAAAGATTTACCTGCATATTCTTCAAAATCTTTCTTCATTTGTAAAACGAGAGAGACAGTTGGTACAATTACAAGTATTCTTTGCTTTCTAAGAACAGAGAGATAATAACAAGCAATTAAATAAATGATAAGAGATTTACCAGATGCGGTAGGAGAAAGAAATATTGCTCTATTACTTGTTATAGCAACGTTGAAAGCATATTCTTGATAATCACGCGGTTTAATCTTAATCAAGTGTGTGATATATTCTTTAATCTGTTCTTGAGATAACATCTCACCAGATTGCAATTCAGGATCAACTTCAATATCATAATTACGTGATATTGCAAACTCAGAAATCTCCTTAACCAAGCCTGCATAAGTCAGACCAGTTAAGGAGTTCAATAATCTAATCTTTCCATCCCAAAATTTATTTTTATACGCAGGAGAAAATTTAGCTCCTGGTACATCAAATGTTAGATGGTCTGAAAGTTCTTGGATGACAGAGGCTTCACTAATAACCTTTAGGTAAACTTCATTTACCTTTTCTAGTTTCAATTTATCACGCACCCACTTTAAATTTTTCATACTCTATTGCATTCTTAATCAAGTACCCTCTATTATTTATAGCACGGATAATTGATTCAAGAGAATCTACTTTCTCTTGTTGCATTGCAATACGAAGATTTAATTTAACAATATCTTGGTCAGCTTCCATATACATTGGAATATCTGATTTTAAAACAGATAATCTAAATGGTTCCCAACCATTAGCTTTAAGATCTTCTTCAGGCATAACACCTCTATAGTAATCATGCTTAAGAAGTAACATTTCTTTACGCTCCGCCTCTAGCTTGCGAAGAGTAAGTCTCTCCTCGGTGAAGACACGTAAATACTTACTATGTAGTTTAGGAAGTTTTAAACTTTCTTCACCGAGCTCAGTTCTATCCACTAGGCAGTCTTCTGCCCACATATCCAAAATTTCATCGAGCTTCATAATATAAAATTAAACTTTCTTTACATTAAAGATTTTGTATTTAAATGATACTGTTGTTGATACGTAATTAACGTCAGTGTCTTGTGTTGTAAAAACAATATCATTAATTGAGGTAGGAAATAGATCTTGAAATGTTACCTCAATATTTGGCACCATATCACTAGTAAGTATAGTTAAAGTTGCATCTGAAAGCAACTGATTTGGTGTGCCTCTTTGGGCTTCTTTAATACCTTTGTATTGATTAAAATTCTCTGGGAAACCAATAGCAATCATCCAGTTATAGATTTCAAAATAATTTGACATATCCTCATCTATCTTAAATGAGAGATTGAAGTCACCATATTCTAATTTACTACCAGGGATATTGATTACTTTAAAGGGAGTAGGTAATTCTATATTACCCAGAGAAATCTGAGGAAGATTTACATCAGTAACAAAAAAATTAACGTTAGGTGCGCGCTTAAGCTTGAACCTAAACCCTAACGGAGATAGAAAATTAATGTTTACTGGTTGTTCAGTTATATGAGCCATTTAATACTCCTCATAGAGTATTTATGACTCTTGATTTCGCCGTTCCT